GCGTGGAAGCGGAACGCAAGGCTGCCACCGACCAGGCCGCCGCTGCGGCCCAGGAAAAAGAGGTTATCCGTCTGGCCAAGGATGGGGAAATTTCCAAGGTCCGTGAAATGCTGACGGCCGAGAGCAACCAGCGCCTGGCGGCCCTGTCCCGCCAGGTTGTGGAGCAGGCCCTGGAGGGCGCAGCTCGGCGTCTGAGCCCAGGCCTTGCCGACGCGGACGTGGCCGATATCGTGTCCCTCAACCGCGCCAGGGCTGGGGTTGACCCGGATACCGGCAAGGTCCGCATGCTGGGGGATGACGGCCAACCCCTGATGCGCGATGGCCAAGTGCTGGGGGCGGACGCCTACCTGGCAGACTGGCTGGCAGCCCGTCCCCGATTCCAGACCGGGAAGGTTCCGGCGGGCCAAGGCGGCAAGCCAGGCGAGGGTGGCAACACTCAGCCCGGCACCATCCGGCGCGCCGATGCATCCAACCCGACCCCAGCCCAGGCGGAAGCCATGAGGAAGGGGACCCTGCGAGTCGTGGACTAGCCCCCGGCCAGGTCCCTTCCTCCACCGCTTCAACCCATCCGGAACATCCCCTCCCATGGCTAACTCCCTGAACGTCCTGATCCCGGTCCTGTTCGCCTCGCTCAATCGCGTGCTGCGCCAGACCGGCTTCCTGCTCAACGTGCCCACCCTCGACGCCGCCGCCTCCGCGGCCGCCGTGGGCCAGACCGTCAACATCGGCCAGTCGGCGGCCCTCGCCCCCTATGATGTCACCCCGGCCGCGACCCCGCCGGCCCTGACCGACACCACGCCCACGGCGGAAGTGGTGCAGATCACCCGCAGCCGCGGCGCCCGCTTCCACCTGACCGGCGAGGACTGGCGCGCCATCGACGCCCGCGGCCCGGAGTTCCGCGTGCGGATGCTGGACGAGGCCCTGGCGGCCCTGATCCATGAAATGGCCAGCTACGTCTGGTCCTATATGGACGTGAACGCCGGCCGCGCCGTTGGCGCCGCGGGGACCAACCCCTTCGCCACGGACCCCAATATCCTGATGGACGCCTGGCGCATCCTGTCGGACGCCAAGGCGCCCGAGTCGGACCGCATCGCTGCCATCAGCACCCTGGAATGGGCCAGCGCCGGCAAGCTGCCGCAGTTCCAGAAGCTGAACGAGGCGCCCCCCGGCGTCAGCTTCGCCACCGCCCGCCTGGGGATGCTGGCCAGCTTCATGACCGGCTGGGACCAGGGCATCGGCTCGCACGTGGCTGGCACCGCAGCCGGCTACCTGGTGAACAACGGCGCTGGCTACCCGGTCGGGGCAACCGCCATCACCTTGGACACGGGCGCCAACGCCTTCCTCCCCGGTGACGTGGTCCACTTCGCTACCGACACCACGCGTAAGTATGTGGTCAAGTCGTGGGCCAGCGCCATCCTGACCCTCCAGGACGGCCTGGAGGCCGCCGTTGCGGACAACGCCACCGTGACCGTCCAGGCTAGCCACCGCTCCAGCATCCTGGCGCACCGGGACGCCTTCGTCCTGGCCACCCGCGTACCCGCGGAGGCCCCAGACGGCGATGTGGCCGCGGCCGTCCAGGTCATCACCGACCCGATTACCGGCATCGGCCTGCGCCTGGCCAACTACAAGGGCTACCACGCCAGCCAGTGGGAGGCCTCGCTGGTCTACGGCATCGGCAAGCGCCGGTCGAGCCAGGCCGTCAAGCTGATCGCCTAGGCCCGCCGACGGAATGAACACCGGACCCGGCTGGCGCATGCCCGCCGGGTCCTTGTCCATAGGGGGACCTTGTGTCGGCTACCACGCAACATGATGTCCAGTTGGCGGCCTTGTTTGCCGCCTGCCGCCATGCCGACGTGGCGGAGCTGGCCGACGTTGACCCCATCCTGTGGGCGTCCACCGCGTCTCCCCGTGTGGTCACCAGTGATGCAAACGGCTACGTTGCGGGACTCCATCGCGGCCGTCTGCCAATGGTGGAAATCTTCCACCCGGCGGACGCCTGGGAGCACCAGGCCATAGAAGGGGGCACGATCACGGCAACCTGGACCGTGCGCGTCCACGTCAATGGCCCTTCGTGGGCCGCTGCTGATTCCCTGGCCCGGCTGATCGGACAGGGCTGCCTGGCAAAAATCCGGACAACGGAATACCTCCGGGAAGGCGGAGAGGTATTCGCAGGCATCCAGGCGGACCCCCTGGGGTTCCATCTAGACATCAGCCTGACCATGACGCACGCCTATTGCCGTCAGTCGTATGAAATAACCCCGGACGTTCCACCCGTTCCGCTTGCCCTGGACTATGCAATCCCCGACCAGGTTGACGAGTCGCAGGATGTGCCGTTCGTCATCATCGGCACCGGGTTTGACCAGGCGCCCATCACCGGCATGGACGCCTACGTGACCGGGTTTGGAAGCGTGCCTATCGTCGGGTGGACGCTGGACAGCGCAACGCAAATAACCACGCCGGCAGGAATCGTCCCGGCCATACTGGCACTCCCTGGCGTTAACGCTCCCGTCCAGTTCCAGTTCCAGGTCAACCAGGGCTCGACATACGCCCAGGGGGCACCCGTTGATATCGCGGCCATTGTTCCCGCTGATCCCATGGCGGATGCTATATTCCCGCCGTGGACAGGTGCGCCCGGGGAGGTCGCTGTTCTGGTTGAAACGGTCAGCCAGTATGCCCTCATGGCCCAGGAGTTGCCATATCAACTATCCTTCCCCATTCCCCCGCAGGCGCCGGCCGCGGAGGAATGGAGTCTAGCCGTGTGGTTCCGCCGCCGGGACTTCACAGGTGGATTGACCTACTTTGCGTCCCTGTTTGAGGTGGCGTGGAATGCACAATTCCACAACGGCGCACTAAATAACATACAGGGACTTATCCCAGACGCTCCCATTCAGGAGTCCCCGCCTGCAAGTTACGATCCGGCCGACTTTGGATGGCATATGGCCGTCCTGACGCACAGTTGGACAGGGGTTGATACCCTGCGCCTATACGTGGATGGAGCAGAGGTTGATTTTGGGTCCACCGTACCAGGCCACTACATTGCGGGCGGAAACGTTTTCACCGTTGGCTTCGACAACCTGCCCGGCCAGGCCAACACGCAGGCGACAGGAGCTGTCTGGCTTCGTGCCCTGAGTGGTCCGGAAGTGGCTCTGATTTGGGCCGGCACCACCCCTCCGCCCTAGTGTGGCAACCGTCACCCGTTAGACTCACACACGAGAGAGAGGACGACTCATGGCTATTTTCCCAAACATGGTGGGAGCGCACGCCCGCGTTGCCGTCACCATCCCCGACAACACCGGCACTGGCGCCAACCTGCTGGCCCTGATGCGGGCCGCCGGCTACGCTGGTCCGGACACCTGCGCCGTCCGGATCCTGCCCAGTGTCCCCGTGGGGACGGACCGCCTGGCTTTCGTCGTGGCCAACCCGCGCCCCAACGGTGCGAACATTGCCGCGGCGGACTTCGCCACGCATGGCCAGTATGTGTCCCCGGGCCTGGCCTACGACATCCCGAGTGATGCCGACGCCCGTATGTCTTACGTGCGCTCCGCCGCGGCCGCGACCGTTCCGGCCGTGGTTTTGGTCTGCTGGTAGGACCCCATGTCCCTGGGCATCTACGTCAGGCCGCCCCTGGGGCTTGGCATCATGCCGGCCGCTCCTGGGCCGCTTGCTGACCAGTGGGCCGACAGGGCGCGGCGAGCTGGCGGCATCGTGTCGGACACGGCATTGCAAGCCGTCCGCACCTTCCTCCGGTCGGCCTATGACGCCGGGATTCTGCCGCGCCTGCACCGGCTGAACCTGTTTGCGGGCGGCAACCTGGCCGCCTGCCTGACGCCGCAAATCCGCGGGGCCGGCAATGAGTACGAAACAAACGTCAATTTCATTGAAGGCAACTATAGCGAGGCCAGCGGACTCCTGGGCACGGGGAGCCAGTACCTCAAGACGGGGTTCATCTACACGACCGCGGGCAGCATCGCGGGCATGACCCTATCCGTCCAGTCCGGCAGTTCCAATAATAGGACGCTTATGGGGGCCGTGGGCACGGGCACGGCCATTACCCTGGCGCGGCCAATATCGTCCATTAATATCAGCGCGCAGGTTGGTGCCTCCCCGCCCGTCGTCCAGGCAGTAAGCGGCAACCGGGTGTGGCATGCCCGCCGGCAATCCTCAATCAACCTAAAGCTGTTCCGCGCCGGGGCGGAAGTGGCGCAAAGCATTATCCCGTCCACGGCCGCGCCTCCACCGTGCGATGTGGCTATATATACATATAATTATTTGGGATCCTGGACAACCCCTATCGCCTACCGGCTGGCCGGTTACGCCCTGGATGACGGCACGATCCCGGACGCCGATCAGCCAGCCTGGGCCACCATGTGGGCCACCTTCCTGGCCACCTTCGGGAGGGTTTACTAGTGGACGTTCTCATCCCAACGCCTGCCGACCTGGCGGCCGTGGAAGCCATCAACGCCGGTCAGACCCACGTCCGCATGGAGCCCATCATGGCCACGGACGAGCGCCTGGTGTTCCCTGCGTACCTCCTGGCGGACTGCGACACCGGGCAGACCTGGGCAGCCTACGGGCCGCTATTGTGGGGCATGGCCCGTGCAGACATTCCCGTTGAGACTGACGTATGATTGAAGGTTTTTTGCAGATCCTGAAAGAGTTTGGTTTCCCCATTGCCCTATGTGTGGTGTTACTCCTGGCCATACGCTTCCAAAACGCCCAACTGCAAAAGGCGTTTGCTGCAATGGCCAGGGCGCAGGCCGACCGAATCGGCGTCCTGGAGGGCATCGTAACGGCCCAGGACCAGCGCATCCGCGGCCTGGAAGACGACCGACTGCGCCGGGCTGACGAGTACGCGCAGAGTCTCCGGGACGTCGTCACCCGCTACGCTGCTGCTGTCCAGGAGTGGCACGCCTGGATGGACCAGGCCTGGCGATTCCTGGTAAGCGTGGCCCGTGATGATTTCGCGCGCCGGCGCGCACCGCCGCCGCCGCCTCGGCAGTCTGGGACGGACACCGGAGGCGAGACGTGATCCGTTTCCTGGCCCTGGCCCTGGCCTTCCTCCTGTGCGGGTGCGCCGGAGTGGTGCGCCTGACGGAGGACCAGGCCAAGCAGCTGGCCCAGGCGGACGCGGACGCCAAGGCGGCGGCCCTCATGGCTGACGCCTCCGCCAGTCTAGACGCCCTCCGCGCCTCCGCCCATCGGGTTCTGGCGGCGTGTGCCAACCTGACCCTCCCGCCCCCGGAAACGCCACCGGAGGCCATGGTTGAGCCGTCTGGCGCCCCGATCCTGGCGTCCCTGGCCGCGGAGGTCACGGCCGCCAAGGCTGCCGCGGATGACCCGCCGTCCGGCCTCCTGGGCGTGATTGCCGGAGCCGCCGGCGGCCTCGGCCTGGCCGTTCTGGCAGCCCTGCGATTCAGCCCGGGGGCCTTCGGGCTTGTGGCCAACCTGGCCCACGCGTTCCTGGCGCCCAAGGCCACCCGGGACATGCGGGAGGCGCAGGCCAGGGCCCAGGACGTGGCACGCCAAGCCATCGCCTATGGGCATGCGGTGACCACGATTGCCAAGGACGCTGGCCTGGGGGACCAGGTACACCGGGTGCAGGCCACCGCGGGAATCGTCCAGGATCACCTGGGCATCCGCCCCCAGGTGGAAGTGATCCTGGCGGCCGTGAAGGCCGGAGCTGTCCCAGCCATCTACACCCCGCCGGCAACCACGGGAGGGCCGACCGCATGACCACATGGAACAACTTTGGAGGCATCGCGGATGCCGTCCTACGCAAGTTCGCCCTGGCAGGCTACGTGCCAACCGTGGATGATTTCGGCGGCGCGGCCGCCGTGGACGATGCCATGGCCGACGCCGCGGAAGAAATCGTGCAGGCGCTGCCGGGCACGATCCTGCACCTGCTCCAGGAGCCGGATCTTTGCATCCTGGTGAACCGGGCCACCGATGGCCAGGTTGACGCCATTTTCCCGGACATCCTCAAGCCGGTTATTTCCGGGTCCGTGCATGTGTGGGCCGGGCCGCCGCAAGCCTTCGTTTCCCGTCCGGTCCTGGTTACCACGCCATGGTCTACCGACTGGCCGCGCATCAGTCCGGGACGACTGCCGCCCAACCCGACGCCGCCCGGTGCCCAGGTCGAGCTTGCGGAAACGGACTTCTCCGCCGACGCCAACCAGGTGACCCTGGCAACGCCGCGCCTGCGAAATGACCAGGTGCTCGGTTCCTGGATCGTGGACGTGGACCATGCGGACTACCTGGTCCCGAGCCTAGCCGGCCTGGTGGCCATGGGAGCCGCGGCCGCCATCGGAGCCAAGGTCTACCCCCAGGCTTCCAGCCAGTGGGACCAGGTGCAGCGCCTGTCGGACAGCTTCGCGGAGGCCGTGTCCAACTTGGCCACCGGGAAAGTGGTTCCCCCGGAAATCAGAAGCCTCCAG